GTCGGATAGTGACCGGATAAATTGGTACCCCATCCACCAAAATTGGATCATTGGAATTGCAAAGCAGAGCCCTGTCCAATTTATCAATAGTCATGCAACAACACACTCCTATAACGAGCATATACACCGACATAATTCCCGTTCTGATCCAAGATCTCATCACCGCCGTCGTAGAATTCCATCCGCCCGAGCCATTCCTCACCTCTGGCACCAAGCACAAAATCATCTACTCTGGTCAGCATAAAATCAGGACGGGTAATTCCATAATTCGTCTGAACAATGGACTTGTGGCAAAACATATAAAATGATGCAAAGGAATATGTATAATATCGTCCATCCGTTTTTGTAGGGGTGTAGTTGAATCCCATACAAATATAGGACTTCGCATCTTCATGAACTTCTGGAACATATTTTGTCGGATAAATATTGCGATACAAAAGATCTGCAGGATTACCAACAGACTGTTCCAAAAAATCTGCACCGGGACAACGAAGACATTTTACAAGATCATCATCCTGGAGCATTTCCAGAATGAACCTTTCTTTGGCAAGAGCCGTATTTTGAAAACGATTCATGATAGGCACCTCCTTTAATATACAGATTGGATAACGACAGAAATTTCCTGCGTACCATCTGTTAACCGAACAGTATGTCCGACATACCGCCTATCCATAGGAACTTTAAGAATCGCATCTTCTCCATCGATTATAAGAGCACAAAAGTCACCATCCAGAATTGCCCAATCAGATGTGACGGATGAAGAATATCTACCTTCCTGTCCTATACGCAGCGCCAAGGGGCCAGAAATTTCTCTTGCCCCAGATGGCTTCCAATAATCGGCAATCATAAGCTCTACATTATCAGTTTCCGGATTGAACACATCCTGGGAAACCGCCCATGTAATCAAGCCGGAATCGCCGTAATATCCTGAAAGAACGTCTCTCTGCGTAATTTTATACGCATATGGTTCATGAAGATATATATCTGCAAGGAACCGTTTTTCACGCTTCAGCTTCATCGTTTCAGGATCACACGGAATCTGAACAGAAAGCGTTGACTCAATATTATCTACGACTTTGCCTTCGAACACACCGTTATTATATCTGGTAACCTGAGAGATTACTGCCCAACGGCCAACAATCTCGCCGGTTTCGTTTTGCCAAGTCAGATAATAATTGCACTGAGTGATTTTCCCCCGAACATAGACTTCATCATCATAATCTCGCGATGTAACAAGCCAGTGAATGTTATTCCAAATGAAATAATCTCCATATCCGACACCATATTCCGGAGAACAAGTAAATTTCTTGACAGAATCAAATTCAGTTATTTCTGATGTAATCAAAATTTTCTCCCCCTGAAACTCAACTTCGTGAGATGCGAGAAGATCCCCCACTCCATCAGAAATACGACGACGCAACCATGATAACTCTCTGTCGCGTCTGGTTACACCATTATGTTGAAGACGAGCTTTATAAACCTCTCTGTCAGCCATCAACAACACCTCCCGACCCGGTTATTTTTCCAAGATGAGAAATAGAATCAAAGACCAATCGTCTGCACTCTTCTTTGGTGTATTCATAATGCAGCAGATAGTTTAAGTTGTTCATAATGGTGATATATTGAACATTATCGGACAGATCAGGAAAAGTAAAAGTGCTGCCTCGAAGTTCTGCCAGCAGTCTTTCCAGATATACGGGAAGACCGGGGTCTGTTTCTTCATACATAGGCAGCACCTTAAAAATCTTTGGGGTAAGTGAATGCAAATAATTTTCAAGATTCATGGTTAATCTCCCACAATAAAGGAATGATCAATCACACGAGCCTTGAAATCCGAATAAGAACTGTCTCGAATTTCCGCAAGACGACCGAGTATCTTTTCCGGGGAAAACTGCTGAAAATCTCTGGTATTCATTACATTCCGCATTTTATCGGTATTATGCAGAATATGAGATGTCCAATAATATAACATCCCAAGAGCCAGAATATCCGCCTGTCTTTCCGATGGGGCAGGGGAGATTGTACGAACCCGTTTGTCGAACGTGAATTCCATTCCCGTCCATTCCATAAAATCTCCCGCAGCACCCAACAGATAATCATAAAGAATTGCTTCTTCGTAAGACGGACACATATCCAGCAAGTCGTAGTCACTTACCTTATTTCTAAATTTATCAAATATGTAGGTGCATTCCATAGATTCCATGGGACACCTCCATTATTCTTCGCTGAAATCTACGCCAAAATACTTTTCAAGAGCCTGCACAACAGAATAGGCTTCGATCTCCTGCCCGCGAACCTTATGTCCGGCCAAGACACGCACGGTGTTCTGCATGTCTCTGGTCAGAGTCTTGATCTTTGCAATCATGGATTCTGCGTCCAAAGAGAAAAGATCATCTACCTCGTCGGGAGAGAGCATATTCCGATAGTATCGAGCAGCACCAAGAAATTCCAGAAGTTCCGGATCGTCAATCCAGATCCAGTTACGCTCAAAGAAAATCCGCTGGGATGCCAACATATTCTTCAGCTCCGAAATTTCAATAGACTGTTCGTCGCCATAAGAATCCCATTCCACCAGATAACCCGCATTTCTTGCACTCTTATAAATGAGTTTGCCGGGTGTCATATTACGTACATCTGCCAATTCATGGAGATCATACTGTTTCCTGGTTTTTGGCTTCTTCTCCGGCTTAGTCTCGGCTGCTGCGGAAGCTATTCCTTCGGCAGCAACGGTCGTTGCAGCCGCCTTCTTTCCACGGGCAGGCTTCTTGACTTCAATTGTTTCAGATGTTTCAGACGGTTCAGTAACCATAGTTTCCATTTCGTTATTCATGGTGCAATATCCTTTCATTCCTTTTTTATTATCTCAGATTACGCAAGTACGTACTTACCAAAGCCCTTTGCAGACAGCAGAATAGCGCCATAGGATTCATATGCACTGTATTCCTGAGTCATATCAGCATTGGAGGTATCGGTTCTCATATCAATGATAGTAGTACCTCTGGTGATGAACTTAATCGGCTTGGGAGCGCCTGCATATACGTAGATTGCATTATCATCCATTGCCTTGGTCTTGGTGCCGGCCATGTATACGTTGTTATAACCAACTACAGGAGTACCGTGGAAAGAACCAAAGTGGATGCCATTATACATATCATTACGAGCAGCATCAGAAGCAGAAGCGATAGGATCCAGAGTGATCTTGGACAGAGCCTTCTTGGTACCGGTAATCACAGCAGAAACGCCAGTTTCCAGTTCCAGGTCAGCGATCATATCAATCAGCTTGCCTTCATCATAAGTACCGGAAACGATCAGAGCATCGTTATCGGAATCGATAGAGTTAAACAGCTGGAAGCAAGATTCCATTCTTCTCTTGTTCTGGGAAGCTACAACGTCAGAAATCAGTTCAGACATAGTAACACGACCAGCCAGGAATCTATCCAGTTCATCATATACACGAATACCATAGGTAGTGAAGCTGGGGGTAACCTTACGGGTACCATTCAGTCTCTGACGACGGAGCCCCTGGTTACCATCGGAAACAGCAGACACCATATAGAAGTCAGATTCCTTGATTACGAAGTCGATGTTGTCACCCTTGGCAACATTACGATAATCGATCAGGTTATAGAAGAATTCAGTACCCTTGAAGCCTTCTTCGCGGGCGATAGTGATAATTTCTTCCATCTTAGTGAACAGACCATTGCAGCGGCCGTCACGAGCGCTGGCCAGATCCAGATAATTCTTACCGCCGTTCAGAGCGATAGCTTCTTCCAGCAGGATCTTGTTGGTATCAGATGCAGAATAGTTCATCTGCTTGCCACGACCTCTATAAGCGTCGAGGGCCAATTCTACGAAGTTTTCCATATGTATTTTCTCCTTTCTTCAAGCGTTCAAATTACGCAACATTGATTACGTAGTAAGTATCCTTACCAACTACTTCAACGGCTACGATAGTACCAACCTTGGTAGCACCGGTTTCAGATGCTACAACATTCAGCTTGGTACCTTCAGCGGCTTCTACGATCATACCCTGAGCGGGTTCAGCACCAGTCAGAGCTTCCTTGGTAACAGAGAAGAAGTTTCTGTTGTGCAGGAAATAACCTCTGCAGATGTGACCAGCTACATTAATATAGGTACCCAGATCGATATCACTATCGTCATCATTCAGTTCTACGGATGCTACCAGCACCAGATCATGCAGAGCAGTGTCAGCAGTCATATCACCGGCTTCCCATACTTCGCGATCGGGAATCACACCGTCTTCTTCATACAGCTTCTTCAGAGTTACAAAGTTACCCTGTTCAATAGCGGCCAGTTCGCCGTCCTTCATATACTTAAAATGGGTCAGATGGGCCCGATCATCAGTACCGGTCAGCAGATCGGTTCTTACAATTGCATATGCCATGATATAAATCCTCCTTATTTTTTTACTTTACAGGCTTAATGCCATACTTTTCATACAGTCCGCCATAATCACCGGCGTCAGCGTTGTCCTTTGCAGTACCTACAGGCAGTCTTGCCGAAGGCTTTGCAGAAGGCTTGTACTCAAAATTTGCCTTAGTGTCTGCAAACAGACACTTCAGCTTGGTTTCCAGATCAGCAAGTTCATACTGATCCATTTCAGATTTCAAAGCCACGTAGCCGTCAGAGGTGCCCAGCAGATTCTCCCACTTGGCAAACAGCTCATTCTTGGCGGCAATAACCTCTTCGGCTTCAATACCGGCCTTGAAAGATTCCAGCGCAGAAACGGTTTCCTGCAGAGCGGCAATGTTTCCGTTCAGAGCATCGATCTGTTCCTGTGCGGCAACCTTTTCAGCAAAAATAGTTGCCTTTTCATTGTTGGCAGCGGCCAGCTGATTTTCCAGTTCTGTCTTGGTTTCATTGGCAGCAGTCAGCTTATCATTCAGCTCACTATACTTCGCAGTCATCGCAGCGTCTCTTGCCGCAATCACTTCCGCAGCAAAGGTGGCCTGATGTGCTTCTTCGCCGTCTACAAATTCAACAATGGTAAACTTCATCCGCTTCTTGGATTCCCAATCAACTGTTACAGCATCGCCGGACATAGAATAGGAGAAGCCATACAGCTTTCCATCCTGTTCGTCATAACAATACAGTTCCTTGGTTTCAAGATTGGTGTCCACCATCCAGTATCTCTGGATCTTGCCCCATTCCGTGTCGAAGGTCTGTTCCGCCATGCATTCGCGAATCTGCTCCATCAGATTGCTGGTCAGCTCAAATACCTTGGCAGTTACATCCTCGTCGGACATCGCATCGAGATCAAGTCCCAGAGTTTCGGGATCAAAACCGATTTTGGTAAATTCCTCAATTCTGTTCAATGCTCCCGAGTCCTCCTTTCTTTGATTTTCTGTATTTCCACCGTTACCGGCAGAAGACTCTACTGCCAAGGGCAGCTGAGTTTCACTGTAATTCTGGAGTGCAGCAATGAACGATTCCAGTTCTTCCTTGAACTTGTCCACAGTAAACAGCTCCAGCCGGGAGCCTTCAAAACACGGCTCCACATCGTCCCCCAACAAACAAAAAGCAAGGAACTTAAAATCATTGATGTGATACCCTTCATTGTCTGAATACCCATCCAGAACTTCAATTTCCATGCTGTGTTTGGTAAACTTCTTCTTTTGTATGATATCAAATGATTTCTGGCGTTTCCAAAGAATCACATTGATCGTAAAATAATTATGAATTCCACTTTCTTCTTCCACCACTTCAAACTTCCATGGTGTCCGCTCAGGAACAACGCCGACCGGTTCCGTAATATTCACATACCGAACATCTCCGTCTTCCGTTTCTTCTACTTCACCATCATGCCCGCCAAAATCATTTTTCTCATCAATCAGATGTGCAACAACCGGCTTGTATGCCAGCGTAGGGATCGCTTTTTCAAAAGCAATCTGCTCAATAACTGACCCATTCCGATTATCACCTGTATACGCAACCCGCAGACTGCCGCCGGCCAGATCATCGTTAATGTCAACAATATCCGCCAGTGTGTACTCCACGGGAATGCTCATAAATTTTCTTTCCATATCAAAATACCCCACTGAATGTCAATTTGTCCGAAAAGAAAAAAGAGCCCTTTTCGTGCTCAAAATTCAGTTGGATATTTCCATTATTCTCAAAGACCCAGAACTGCCCGGATTTACAAATAAAAGGAACACCCTGCGCACGAAGCTGCTTTTCTACCTTTTCATCTTTTACATAGATAAACTTCATAGTTCAGTCTCCTTTTTATTCCGTCACCCGGTTCTGATTTCCACCGGAATCCGCAGTCTGTTCTCCAGCCTCAGACAATCCCTCACCCTTGGAATCGTTGGTAGGTCTGCCGCCTTCGTCATCACTGCTCATCGTGTTGGAGCTCTGCATAGGTACTTCATTGTTGTACATAGCAAGTACCGTATTTTCAAGGAACGAAAGCCCGGCAGTCATATCGGGAGTAAACGACAGTGTAGCGTCAATTGCCTGACGTACCGGCCGTCCGTATTGACCCATTTTCATATACAACTCATTCATCTGTTTGTAGTTGTACCGGGTCACATCCAGGAACTGTACAGCAAATTTCTGCGTTCCAGAAATCTGTTTCAGCCGACGGTTACACCACCGTTCAACCTGCCGCAAGAATCGGAAACACACAGACTCATCAGAGTGAATACTGGTTTCCAGTGCATAAGAAGAAGGATCGTCTCCTGCTCCAAACATCAACGCATTTACACCGGCAGCCCGCCAATATGTATTCTCTGCTTCCACAACCAGTGTCGTGTCCTGAAGCACCGTGTTCTGCTTGAAGTTAACAAAATCTACATCCAAAGGTGTCAGGAACGCCCCTACACCATCCGGCAGGATTGACAGCAAAGCATTGTAAGCCTGCATACACAGCGGCTTCGGCACCTTCAGATGTCCCTTTTCATCCACCGGCATCTTGAGATAAACAACCTTGTAGTTGCTGGATTCAGAAGCATCCTTGGAAATGCTCTTGTAATCCTCGATATCAGCCAGAGGAGAGAAAAGAGACACGAAGGGCGGAATAGGGAAGTTTACACTTTCATCCGCTTTGAAACAAGCCGTCTTCTTGGCGTCAAATTCATGCCAACGAAGCACCGTATCAGAACCCGCCTTATATGAATTGTATGCCGACTGAAAATCTGTAGGGTACAGTTCCAGTTCATCCGCATACATATCAAAATAGCTCAGGTCAAACTGGTACGTATAGCAACCGTCTTCCACCGCATTGATCCGGCAATAATCCGGGTCAAGCTGCAAAAATTGAAAACTGTCTTTGGTCTCATTCACAAAACCATAAAAGACACCTTCCTTGATGGAAATTTCCATGGCCTTGCCAAATTCATGGGGCGCATTGATCACGCTCATGGATTTCAAAGCTTTCAGATATGCCTTTCGGATCGCCTCAGGATCTGCCGTCATCACATCCACATTCATCGGATACATGATGTACGACCAGACAAGCATCTGCGAAAAATACTGCAGAAGACGTCTGTACTGAGAACTTGTATTGTACAGGTACCGGGAAAGATCCCGGAGCTGTTTTTCATTCGTCTCCGGATTTTCCAGATACGTATTCACGCTGGATTTCGTATACCGGCTCAGAGACATGGTCTTGTTTACATTAGAATTCGCATCACGGATCGTATTACGGGCATTCTTCGCAAACCGCAGTGTATTATGGTACGCTTCCGTAAATGCCTGTACCGCATCCATGTCAAATTCTTCTGCTTCCTGCAGCGATTCGATGTATTCCTCGCTGTAGGGAATCAAATTTGCCATCGGGCTCTACTCCTTTCCTGTTATTTTTTAAGATATGAGGGCTTCCGCGTCAGTATCATGGAAGCCACATCGTTTTCATCTACCGACTGATTACTGCGCTGATCATTCCGACGAAGTTTCGCCAGGTACCAGCAGAGCAAAGAATAGGTAAACGCCCGGTCATCATGCTCTTTATTTCGCTTGTCCGGAGGAAAATTGTATGTCACATTCCCGCCGTTGGAATACTTGCACATCAACACAAGCTCGTCCTTCATTCGGGAAATCTGTACCATAGCGTTCTGTTCATCAAATGACAGCTGGACGGTTTCTTCCTTACCATCATTATCATCAATCAATGTAAAGAAGTCTTTTCCTTCGTATTCCGCCGGAAAATGCACAACGCCAAGTTTTGTCATCTTTTCAGCTGCATCAAAGATCTCGTTCCGGTATTTCTTCGGATCCACCAGATTCATAATTTCAACCGCATCCGGGAATTCCAGAACTGCTGTCTCATTTGCTTTGTGATCCGGATCAATAATCCCACGATGCTTGTGGCCTTTTTTATCTTCCCAGTCCTGCAGCAGATAGTCACTGATACCACCAATCATCTGTCCCCCGGCCCCGGAGTCACAAATGACCGCTTTGATATTTTCATAGTCGAGCGCACCAAACTCTGTGCCGTTGTAATCCAATAACAGAGTCTTAAACGCTTCTACCTGATCCGGCATACGCATCGGAGTTTTATTTTTCGTCTTAACATCGACAAAGTTCACGCAGTTGACAATATCCATATTCCAGCCAGTTTCCGGATCCTCGTAAACCGATGCAATCCCAACGGTAGAGTTGTCGTTCAACCGCGCAGAGTCCCATGCAATAATGTATTGTTTGCCTTTCTCATACGCCAGTTCCGGTACCTTCGGACGAGTTACATTCATCAGGTTCCGCCGAGTCACGATCTGCCCTTCATGGGTATCAGATGTAAACTTATTATAAAGTTCGCGCATCCCTTTTTCGGGATTCTGCATAGCATGATCCACTTTATCTTTAGAGATCAGCGAAGCATATGGTTCGCCGTTCCTTTTTGCAGTTAAAATCGTATCGATGGTAAAATTACACGCCCAGTACCGCCGGTCGCCCATCATCATCCGGCGGGAGATATCCTTAAACTTCTTGTAAAATTCACTATCTGTATCAGAAGCAGAAGAAGCATACAAAATTTGTCTGGGAAACGAAGCCGGTTCAAGTTCAAGATTCACGCCTTCGCCAAGAATAGCTTCTTCGCTTTGGTCAGTGAAGTGCCCAGCCTGTAAAAAAAGTTCATCAGACATCCAACCTGCTTCGTCGAAACCAACAAAATTCGCTCGCTTCCCTTTAATATTGATAATGTCTGAATTCAGTGTGTTAATCTCCGAACCGTTAAATAACCTGGTTGTGAAGCTGGCCGGATTGTGAATAAACCCGTCACTGGTAGATCCACTTTTATCCAGCTCATTGATAAACACATCTGTAAGCCCTTTAGCGGAAGCAATCTCCTTCTTGGCAATTTTCTCCATCTTCTTAAAGACTTCTTTTGCCTGTTCCCCTGTGTTTCCAAGAAAATAAGATACATGATACGGGAAAAGCATAGAACGAAGCATGATATACATGGACATATCATAAGTCTTCGCTCCGTCTCGACATACAAGCCAAAGGGCAAACATGGAGTACCATGTGTTATAGATCTGATACGATTGGTAATCATAATAATCAAATCCACAAAACCGTCTACCGAACTCTATCGGATGCGCACGGCCCCACTGGATGATTTTACAATATCGATCAAACGTCTCCATCTCCCTTTGGGACAGCTCCTTTTCAGAAGGCTTAACAAATACATAAGCACCCATCATTTACCTCCTGCAAGTTCGATCCGCAGAAGACGGTTTTCCTCCTTCAGCTTGTCGATTTCCGTCTGAAATCCTGATATCATAACAGCTTGTTCAGAAACCATAGAAGCATATTCATCAGACTGTAAATTCAGTTCATCCTGAATCGCTCGAAGATTGATGGCAGCAATTTCTTGATAGGAATCCGTCATCTTTGCAGTAAGGAAATTTGCCTTACATTCCTCGTAGTCTTTATCAGCCATATCCTTCATGATCTTGGTCAGTGTATTCGAACCCTTCTGGCTCTTACCGGAGCCCTTCAGGGAAATCCCGTTCTCATTGGCGATGGTGGATACCACATTGGAATAGTCTCGCTTAATGTCCACCAAATCCTTCAGCCGTTTCGGATCTGGTCTGGCCTTAGCGTGTTCCTCCATGATCATCCGATTGATCTTATCCTGCTGCAGCAGAGAATTCACCAGTTCCAGAATGCACTGTATGCGGTGAGGATCTTCTACTACATCCCCAGTCAGATAGTCCACGCAAGTATTGTATAAATACCGCTGGTCAAACTGTGACAAATTGGTGTCCCGGAACGGATCATACCCAACCGTTGAAATCACGTAGTTCTTGTTTCGGTTATCTCCGGAGCTCCATTTTGCTTCCTGTGCTTCTTCCAGTTCCGCCTCGGATTTGGTAAACGCACCGGTCAGCACCATACCTTCCAGATTGTCTAGAAATGTTTTGGTACCGGTACCACGGTTCAGGGCTGAGAAATAACTCTTGAAAGAGAAGTCCTTGTTGAACTTCATTTCTTCATATTTGACTTCATCAAAATACACATCCAGATAATGACACATCACAATATATGCCGTTTTCTGATCATGATATTTCGACTCAAGCTCTGTCGTCATCTCCGCTACACAATCCAGACATATATGTGCATACCCCTGATTGTACGCATAGATAGTAGACTTCGCTATAAAAGGAAAGACCCCTTTCGGGGTCTCAGTCTTTTTGCCGCATTTGCAGCATCTATATATGTCAGCAGATTGTATGGCGGCAGCCTGCAGAACAGGCCGTTTCTTGCCGCCTGTAGGCATACTTATTCACCCTTGGAAACCTTGAAGTCAGCATCCTTGTAGCGCTGCTTCAGTACCTTGGACAGATCACACTTCAGGTTCAGGCGTTCCCCCTTCGGAACAGATTCACCGGTCTTGGGGTTGATAAATGTCTGAGGCGGCAGCACTTCCAGATACATATGGGCAAACCCGGGAACCTGAATGTCTTCCCCGGAGTCCAGTGTACCAATGATAAAATCCTGCAGAGCATCCAGTCTGCGCTTAGCTTCTGTGATCGTAATATTTTCAAAGGCCGCATAAGAGCGGGTCCATTCGTTGTAAGTCATATGTTTTCCTTCTTTCCTTTTAATCGTTCAATTCAATATTATATGTAGCATAGATCCCCTTGCCCGGTTTCAAATGGAAGACCGTCTGGCTGGGGATATCGTAAAGCCTGCTCGTATTCCCATAATCATCTGTCCCGCAGAGACTGCCAACACCAATTGTGCGAATCCCGGTATCAGAGAGACTGTCATCGTGATGTTTGTCTCCCAGAATCAGATAATCAATAGAACTGCCAAACTTTTTCGCAACCAGAGTGTTCAGTACCTTGCCGGAACCTTTTACAGAATCCAGATCACCGTGCGTTGCACAGAATTTTCTGCCGCAGGCATCGAACATGATAAATTCATAATTATCCGGATCATTTATGATGTGTATGTCGTTCCTATCAGAAAGTCTTGCAGACAGCCACCAAGGAATAATCTTTTCAAAATTATCACCATGAACACTATCCTTTTTGTTCTGTACAGTCCGCATATGATTCCCGTATGTACAGTACACATTGGTATATGAAACTTTGTTTGCTATATGGGCAATAAATTCTGCCAAGTATTCAGAAACCGTCATCAGCTGGTCACTAACATACTCATCCGATTCCACTCTTGCTGACGTATGAATAGCACCATGACACATATCACCAAGCAAAATCACATGAAGTGCTACCGGACGAACAGTGTCGATAATACATTCTGTCTCGCCAAGCAGCTTGCTTACCCGATTCCAAAATACAACTTTATTATACCGGTTCCAGATGTTTTCAGTTTTCATTCCATAATGCCAGTCAGCAAGAACAACCACCAACTCATCATTGTTCAAAACTTCATTCTTGACCAGTGCGATCAGAGGCCGCTGATCAGCAAGACTGTTTGCCGATTTGAGAAGCTGATCATAGATGTTCTCCAGCCGTGCTTCGTTTCTTAAATGCGCCGTATACGCATTTCTCTGATCTCTGTATTTCTGGGCAGCCTTTTCATATTCTACCGTCATTTCTGTAAGGTCATCCACAAAACAGCTGGTATCAACTGTTCTTTGGTTCGCCGCCAGCATCTTCTGGAATGTCTGAAATTGCTTCCGATACTTGGACTCCGTATACTCATGACCAAGCTGATCGTTCAAAAGATCAGCAACATCCTGCCAGGAACCGATCTGATCCTTTATGAGTCCGATACGATATATGTATTCTTCTTCCATCTCGTCCGGACGTTTGTTCCATTCGATCATTCGTCATCCTCGTCATCTTCGTCGGGCTGATAGTTCAGACACTTGTCCATCGTAATATCTACACCCAGCGGATTTTTTGCCTCTTCAGAGAACTTGGCGATAATGTCTGCAATCTTACAAACCGCAGCCTTGTCGCAATTCAGGCACTTATGATTGTTAATCATCTCTGTCACACTCCTTCATATTCCTTGAGCACACGAAGCGCAAATGTAGTTTCTTCTACAAAATACTTCTTCCGCTTCGCCTTCTTCTGCCGGCAGATCTCCGTTACATAAACCTCCGGATACTTCTTCCGCAGGAACTCCGCCTGCCCAGCACTGATTACTTTCATTCAAAAACTCCTTGTATTCAAAATTGGCAGAAGGGAATGGAAAATCCACTCCCTCCCACTCATCAGTAAGTGATTACATGCCAATCTTGAGTTTGGACAGGGAAAACCATACCAAACCATATGTTCTCTAAATGTCTAATTTACCTGCCGATTCGTACGGTATTGTCTCATGTATTCGAGCATATACTGATTCTTCCTCTCCCGGTTCACCTTTACTCGACAGTCTGTACACCGCATTTGACGATTGCTGTTCTTCCGAAAAGGCTTACTACATACTTCACAAAGCGTCACATTTTTCTGCTTGTTATATAAATCGTAATATAAACCGATATCATCATAGCAGGTAACCTCCATGACACATTCTCCGGACTGGCTGCACTTATCCAAAAAATCCAAATACAGCCGTCCGCGATGCAGAGGGGTAATAGCTCCTGCCGCAATAAGATCCGGGATCATCGTCATGTTCAGATCTCCTGCCTTCGGAATACAGGCCAGCTTCTTAATGTTCCGCATCACAGAATCTGTCCCATAGAAGATGTTACTCTTATATTCCCGGTCAAATTTCAGCATCCGGTAATACCTGTCCAACCGAAGACTCACAAGAATTGTGAACATCAGCTTTTTGTGATCATAGCTCACATCGTAGCTGTCAATTGCCTCAAAGTCCTCACGGAATACATTTACATACCCGACCGTCACAAGACGCATATGTTTTTCTGCCGCCCGAATCGCCCGGTTGATAGTCACATAATGTGTCTCGGGTTCATAATCCGGCCACCGTTCTTCACAAAATTTCACAAGCGCTTCTTTACACTGTTTCGGCTTGTACCCCATAAAATCCCGGTAATACAAAACGAGGATGCACATTTCTGTGTATACATGACTCGTTATGAAACCGCACCGTAAAATCTCTTCCGCGTATCCGATCTCATCATACTTGTACCGATTCTGGATCATCGAGTGTCACCTCCCGCATGGTATAACGCTTATTCAAATATGTAATATCCCCATCCGGATCCACAAACGGATAAAAAACTGTTCGCTTCCCAACATTTTTGCAGACGTTTCCATAAAGATAGGAACCTGCAACTGACCAAAGGAGCTCCTTGTTGGATCGCGGTTTATCTTCGTAGAAATAACGGACAAGACAGTTGGTCACCAGAATCATGTCGCAAAGACTGGCAGCCATTTCGTCCAGACAGGATTCGCAGAACACTCTGTATCTGCTGTATGCCCAGAAATCCGGATCGTCCTGAGAAACCCCCTCCTTGCGGATCGCCATAGCCTTGGCAATCACGTTGTATTCTCCGAAAATCTTTACAACGGCAGTATATTCTTCTTCCGTGTAAGGATGGTCTTTGTCGATCAGTATATGATAATCAAATTTCCCGTCCCCACGGATCTTTTCCCGGATTCCGAAGTCTATCCCCTCAATATGACGGCACAGAAGATTCATCGGCGAATCGCTGTAAATCACCGGCATATATTTATAGTAGTTCTTCAGGAATTCCTCCTGATCCGGCGTGTACTTCTCCATCCTCAGGAGATCCGCAAGCTGCATCCGGAATCTGTACTTGCATTCGGAGTTGCATTCCTCCTCATATTTTTTGTAGTCATCATGAGCACCTTTGTACCGGTACTTAAAGAAGTACGGATACTTATTCAGAAGGATCCGGTTGTAGAACTCATCGTCCTGCTTTTCAATCCAAACCTTCGGAATACCCTTGACAACCTGTCCGATCTTCGTTTTCCTGAATACCCCCGGTTTCCCGGTATTTCGCCCCCGGACGGGGCAGGGTGTAGATCATATCATCAACTCAAAGAGTTGTGTGGCGCTTCGATTTAAGGGACTCTCACCCGCTGCCATGCCTGACAGCCCTACTCCTGTTGCCGAATTCCACGGCCAAAGGGATGATCGTTGGACTTGTTTTCAAGCACCGGATTGCCGACGGCACGACCCGCTACGGTTTCCCCGGTCAGCCCGCTTTTTATCAACCATTTCCTGTTGATCCTATACGTAAAGCGGACACCCTGCATCTGCAGGTTCACCACATTGTTCGATACGCATCGCTGCGTAAAGCGACAAAATTTTATCGATCTGTCTCGACTGTGCCGCACAGCACTGCTGTAATCTCGACACAGTCAGCTTGTATTCCTCACTGTCTTTCCCATAGTCCCGTTCAATGAGAGGGAGCAGGGAATAGGCAATAGAACTCTTGTTGGTAATACTCCCGATAATAGACCCGAAACCGAATGTGTCTGCCCGATACAGGTCTTCATCAGTAAAGAGTATCTTCTTGGGTTTAGGAGGATCGTATACAACAGGAAGTTCATTCCGGTATACGCCGTTAATCATGGTTTTGTTTGATGTACTGGCTACTATATCATACAATTGAACCCCGGCTTTCGCCGTATTTCATGATGTTTCCATCGGGATTAGACTATATCATCACCTCTGAGAGGTGTGTGGCACTTCCAATTAAGGGAATTTCACCCGCCCCGGAATTTCACCGGGGCCGTACACCTATTGCCATCTGGCCAAGGGTTAGTCGTTTGAGCTTCGTGTTTCCACGCTTGCCACAGGATTAGCATACTTCATTCAGCCTCCCCTGTCAGCCGCCGGATAAACCGCCATTTCCTGCGGTTCCTAACCGTCCCGGCGACACCCTGTATTTACAGGTTCACCACATTTTCATCTGCGCATCGCTACGCAGCGCGACCATTTGATCGAACCTTTATACCGTCCCTTTCGGGATATTTCTGGGTACATACCCACGGAGTAGACTATATCTTCACTCAACATTGTTGAGGCATGGCACTTCCATTTAAGGGGTTCTCACCCACGACCTCGCGGCCGCCGTACTCCTATTGCTCCATTTATTAGCCGGGGAGCCAAGGGATAGTCGTTACACGTTTATTGGTGTTAGATCAGTTTACGTTTTTCCACGCTCTATAAGTCACAATATTCTTTATTTCTTCCCAACGTACAAAATCATATTTCTTTTGGATATCAGCTACACGGTACCCATTCGAAAATAAATAACGGATGTCTTTTACTTGATCTTCTGTTAATTTACTACGAGGATTATTTTCACCTTGCGGCTGATTATAACCATAAAGCATACCATGCTCATAATTCCCTTGAGCAGTAGTCCATTCCAAGTTCCTGTAATCATTGTTCTTCCTATCAGAATCTAAATGATTTACAACATTGCAACCTTCCGGCTTCTCTAAATATGTAAGAGCTACAAGACGGTGTACGAACCAAGTGTCTGTCTTACCATTATTAGATATATGAACTTTATAGTAACCGTCCTGATCGGGATGGGCTCCCATATGCTTTCGATACACAAGATTATATACATCGCCCAGCTCAGATATCTCATAATTAGGATATCCTGGTATAGGTTTATATATCAAATCTTTCTTTCGTTTATGCCACTCAAGATTGGATACATGGTTATTATGTTGATTTCCATCTTTATGACATACACAATAAACATCCAAATCCATTTCACCAAGATAAGTTGATGCAACAAGCTCTGATATGAGATAATACGTTTCACGGATACAACATCTATCGTCACCTAATGGTTTTGCATAGATTCTTAATGGTTTCCCATTCCGTTTGGATAAAACATCTCCGTATTCACTGATCTTATACCCTCTTAAAAAAGGGATTTCTCTATATTCCATTAACCTCCCATTCTCTGATATAACACCAAATTTCGCACGGGATTGGCATAGGCTTGCGCCCGTAGCTGTCCCCCGTTAGCCTGCGTATGCAGACACCCAGCTCTGCTGGTTCACCATGTTATGCCATAAGGCAGAACCCGATTGATCCGACCCGGCGTACATCACTGTATCATGTCCATGATAATTCAGAATAAACCCAAGATAACAATACCGATACCACTTCTCCGTTTCTTCATTCTTCACCAGATTCGCAATAACGTGCTCACTGCGATATGTAAGAGGCGATCGCATGGAATCCACCTGCGTAACACCACGCTCATTCCAGTAGCTGCAATAGAATTCGTCCTTGCCCAGAAGCCCCGTCACCGGAAGACCGCAGGCATGCTGCATAAACCCATACGGATCCGATACCATCACCTGGAAGTTTCCATCTACACAAATCTCACCCATGCAGCCGTTCTGAATCCGGTTCCGTATCAGATCCCGGATTTTTGCCCGTGTGTACTTATCATTCATCAGGTCTGGACACATCATCAGAGACTTCAGCCACCAGTTGTCGCTGCTTCGCATCCAGTTTCGCAACTTGTCCTCGTCGTCTCCAACACCCATCAGATAAAGAAGCATATACGAATAATTGTCACAGGACACACCGCTGATCCAGTCAACAAACTGCCCGCACAGTTCTCTTACACCTTCCTCATCCAGATCAAGCGTCTGTATAAACTGATAATTCAGTGTAAGTGTATCTTTGGCCTGTTTCGGTGTAAACTGGCTGACGCCCCAGTACAGGTGATTCTTATGATAATTTTCTATGTACACATCCAGAGAAGGGTAGCTGTCCCACAGCTTAAACTGAGACTCCGTCAGAATCATATCGTAATCCCGCAGGTCAGCCACAATCGGATTACCGGCTTCGTCTTTGTAGATCGTTTCCACCATATAATTCCCGCCAGCCACTTCTTCGCAGAACTGATGGATAGGGAAGGTGCAAACCATTCCTTTGATAAAGGACTGACGGATACACCACTGCGCCGGTATGTAATCAAGACCCAGTTCCTTGGCCCATTTCTCGGACAGTTCCGGAGAAATCAATCCCATGCCGTCCGTGCGGTTCATGGGCATATCTTCGATCATCCGTACATCCAGCGTGTCGTCTCTGTCCCAGTCCGGATTTTCCGTAAGATAGTTCGCCATGAATGACGTTGTGTTTTCATAGTCCCGGATAACAATAAACTTTGGTTCGGACACAATATGAGTTGATGATCCAGCGAGTCCAAAATATGCATTGAACTTACTGGGGGCCAGCGGCTTCGACATATCACGCCCATTGTTTAAGATCTCTTTGAGCCTGTCTATGATTTCAGTATCACATAGAACCACTGTCGAGTTTCTTGCCTGACCGGCAGAACAAGATAGGCGTTTGTATGTCTTTCCATTTAGGCGAATGCCGTTTCTGAAAATATACTCATAATGTGAGCTTTCCTCTATAAAAACCGTCACATATTCAGGAACCATCAGCATATCATTAATCTTATCCTGCGTTTCCTGTAACTCAGTATACTCTCTTCGAGCACCCTTCTGCCGCCGGAGATAATCTCTTCTGGAGATCAGCCGTTCCAGTTCCTCGTAATCGATCTCTCGCCCCTGTATGTACCGGATGCTTCGCAGAATCTGAGAATCAGCGAGCGAGATTACTTCATTTCTCTTTTTTGCTTCCTTGAAAGATATATTCAGATCATATTTAGCTTCCTTCAATCTGGAAGACTTGAACTTATATGTATATAAAGGTCTGCTTGTCAAGATCTAACCTCTCAGTCTGCATCTTGTACGTAAATGTCCCATTCCTTTTGATATTCTCTTCTTTGGTTAGTCAGGTGCCTAACAAGATTGTCTTCTTCGTCCGTGAAATAATCTTCACAAGCCTCATCTGTTTCTGTCTTGTTAAGACAAGTGTCTAACCAGATGCAACCTTTGCAATTTTGCTTTTTCATATCAGGTATCTCCGTTTGTTTCCTTTTTAGCGTGAACCCATTTCCGAAGCTCATCGGAATCAACATCATCGTTTTCGATAATCTTCGGGTAGCCAAGGTCTGTTGCTAATGCCTGAAAGTAGGCAAGCATTGCCGCAAGAGCAAAATTATGCGCCACACATTGCTTAGCCAGCCAGATGATGATTATGCCTTGTATTACAATACCAATTATCACGCAAATATTAAACGCCATCAGTTTTCCTTTCTTTTTTCTCTGGCTTTCGCCATTCTGTCTCTGAGAGCATCCTTCTGCTCCTCGCTCAGATTCATCTTCTTCGGCGGGCGGATCACAAACCAAGATTTAGGAACCCGTGCCATAAGATAAGATTGATTGTCCTCAGGCCTTTTGGTAATTAAAACCTGATCAGGATATTCTTCAGACAGCTTGATAATCTTACGGATCCATACGCCTTCATTCGTAGTTACGCATCCATAGTCAAAATCGGCATCATGGTCATAACAGGTTTCACGAATTTCTACCATCTTCATTCTCCGTTATATCTTCTGTATTGTCCTGCTTATACCAACCAATAGAAACATCACCGCAGACCGGGCACTCCAGAATCTCTATCGTTACGTTCCGCAGTTTCTGCTTCAATTGAAATAGGCAAGCGTCTAATTCGTGTATCCCGTCAGGGCGGATGGTAATTCCGCTCCAGCTGCATTTCTTACAAGTCATATGTACTTCTCCCATAGAACCGGCACAGTCTCATAAGAAGTTTTCTGTACCGGCCAAGCCATCGCCAAACCTTACGTCCCTGCCTGTCCATTTTTAGATCATGAAGTGTAGTCTCTGTCATTAGCCAAAGTTCCATATCACGCCATTCACGGATCATCTGGTTCAGTGCTTCCATCTTTTACTCCTTCCGTAAAGTCTGCGTTCTTCATATCGATTAATCACTGCTATAAGTAGCAGCACCACACCGGCAAGCAAAAGATCAATCCAGACAGGCGAGAGAACCCACCACCAAGACCAGCTGATCACACCGGTCAACTTCAACACGACAAACACAATCGTTAGAACTCCGCATAAACCGAGTCCGCCGCTGCTTTTATTATCCATTTTTACCCTCCTTATCGTATAACGGCTGCATCAGAAGAATCAGATCATACAACTCACCGGCAGTAGACGCAGCATATTCTTTCTCTCCGATCCACACAACCAACGCATCATCCCGCCCCCAGTTGTGATTGAACGCAAAGTCAAAAACCAAAGGTTCCCATGTTTCCGGACAGTTTCCTTCCATTTCGTCATAAACAGCATCCAGAACACCGTCCATAATCTTCATCAGAAAACTGTCCTCAAAATAACATCCGAACACATTTTCCAGAAGCTGCACCTTATCCCAGTATTCCATAAGAGCATCCATGATCTTAATAAACGTATCTTTCTTCATCAACATTCACCTCTCACTATACAATCTTTTTCATACATCCAGCGAAAACCTCCCGCAGTCTCCCTTTTCCCAACACAACATTCCCAAATGTGAGATATACCGCATCTTCGCTGAGCTTCCTGTAGACTTGGATAGGTACATAATTTATTCCCGTCCAGGTCAAAACACACTACGGAATTACACATAGTCGCTAAAACATGATCTCCGCTCTTACGGTGAGCATTCTGCAATGCCACAGCGGCAGAGTAATCACACCACCCCAATAAAGCGCCTTTCTTCAACTTTTCACGAATCGTGTTCAGAGAAGAATAATGCGTCATGCGGCAGATTTGAGTTAGATCTACGACTCCAGAATTATAAATGTCACATACCTCTTTAACTGAATTGCTTAAAATAGCATATTGGTTACAGGCAGACCAGTCTACATTTTCCATCGAAAACATAGTCTGTAGATTACTGCCAAGTATTTGTGTAACAAAACGACTTCCGTCTCCGGACACATCATACATTAAAACAATGTACCTTCCTGTATATCCATTTTCGTAAGCCTTTTCTTCCTTCATCAAATCTATGTATTTTTGCTTGCCGTCAGAGTTCCAAGGATCACCGATAGAATAATGCTGTTTGCCATGTATCTCGATAATTACATCTTGTTCAGGGAGCCAAAAATCATACCTGCGCCGCGGTAGCCAGTCAAAGCTCTTTTCCATCTGGAACGGAACACTAAGCTGGTTAAATACACAACATAAGAATTTAACCGCATAGCTCGCTGTATCAGAACAGGCTGGACATTTATTTAGCTTGGAAACAAATTTGTTAAAAGATTGTTTGAATTCATGTCCACAATCGGGACATTTCCACCACACAGACTTATTAGAATGAGGTGTGTGCTTATATCCATCATCTTTATCCTTCAAATATGGCATATACTGAGGAAATATGGAACTAAAATCATTCACACCTCGTGACACATTTTTCAAAACTGATTTCTCACCACCCCAAACATTTTTGCAATATCGCCGGTAATCGGCCAGCGTTCCGTTGAAGTCGAGCTCTTCGCGAACTCCTGCTTCACAGCGTCTATGTACATGGTAAACTGACCGTCATCGCCCATATAGAACTTTTCCCATTCCTCGTATGACATCTGTTCTTTTACCGGAAGCTGTTTCAGCGCCAAATTGTCAAAGCTAACCACATTAAACTGCGTCAGAATCTCCGGCAGTTTCGCAGACATCATATCCATTCTGGCCTGTACAGCAGGGGAATAGAACTTCTCACCACGCCGGAACTGCTTGTACCCAAGAATCAGAATCTTGTATCCCATTCCGTACAGCTTCTCCAGCTCTGTCGGTTCAATCACGCCATTGATCACATGAAACACAATATTCATTCCGTTCATGTACCGAACGAAATTTAGAAACTCTTCGTCCACCCGGGTCACAGATACACCGAGCCCGTAAATTTCCTGAAAAGTAAGCATAGAATCTATCTGCATCCAGTTGTCCACAAAATGCTTCTGGTTCACTGTCATGTTGGCAATAATCTTCCGCTTGCGGCACTCAGCCAGAAACGCAGTCAGATCCGGATGTTCCAAAGGATTCCCACCGCCGATGGCAAGTTCTGTGTACGGCAGTAAAGAATCCAAAAAGGGAAGATTCAGAATGTCTCCGTGCTGTCCGTCGGGAGAAGAATCCTCATGGCAGTAGGCACAGCCGGTACCGGTACAGCGATTGGTAATTTTCAGATCAATACACTCCGGCTTCACAGGATGAAATGATTCCAGTTTGTTGTACCGGATTTTGGTCCCGTCTTCAAAGATGGCAACCTGATAGTCGTTATTCGTATAAATGCCAAGTATCTTCATCGCCACCTCAATAATCCTGTCCGTAATAACCAAAGGCGATCACCTTTTCGCCACCCGGTATCAAGAAAGACTCACAATAGTCTTCATATTCAATGTATCCGCCGTTCCAGAATTCATCGTATGTATAGAATCCGTAGTCACCTCGCCGGATTTTATCGATTTCATCCTTGGAATACATCTCACCAGATGCTCCGATACCGTCGAGAACCTCTTTGTCAGCTTTATTTACCGGTACCAACTCACAATCCCAGCGGCTCCAGTAAAACTCACCGGCTTCCCAGCGGTCATACTCTGATTTCAAACACATCGTAATGCTGTGCGTACTGCTGCTGTTCGTTTCAAAAACGCTTCTTCTGATCTGCTTCATACATTCTCCTTATACAATTTCCTTGTCGATAACAAGCTTGTCTACCAGTCCGGACTGTTTCAGGCTGTCCCATACGCAGTATTCATCACCGTCACAGATGACCACATATCGGCTGTCTTCCAAAAATTCTCTCAGGCTTACACCAGCCTTATCAAGCCAGTCGTATAATGCCATATCGTCTGTACCGCACCACATATCATCGCCTATAGTTTTCATCCCCAGATATTCCGGCATAATCTCATGTGCTACAGCCGTTACATCATCCCATTTGGCCGGAGCAGTATTGGCATACGCATAAGCAAGTTTCTCTCTGAATCCGTCCAGCACCTGAAACGGTGACCGACCGAAATAAAGATCATCTGACCACGGCTGCCAGTATCCTTCCCGGCCAGGAACATCAAGACACCACCCGAAATTCTCCATAAGCTCTTCGTGTGTGTACTTGCCGCCCTGTTTCTTGATCACAAGACTATGGGACGAGCTGGAATTGGTTTCAAACACGCCCTGTCTGATTTGCAGCATTAAATCACCTCAGTTTCCTTTGTAAAAATACTCATAAAGTCCTTCATCGTGATGCGGATTGCCAACATATTCACGAGTTTCAAAGTCATAAATCGTCGAAAAGGCTGCATCCGACATATCATGCCGTTCATTGTTGTCATTGCCGGTAGCAATAAAGCTATTTCCATAAAGATACCGCAGGAGCAGATCAGAGTCATTTAGAACCGCTTCTACAAATTTCCGCAGTTCACTGCCATGGTCAATGCCGCCTTTTTCTGTATCTCGCCCCCAGCTGTACATTTTCCACTCCGGATCTTCCATTTCGTACCGGATTCCAAGACCATCCAACGTATCCTTCAGGGACGCAAG